TTTGGTATGCTATCAGGGCTTGATATACCTAAGGTTGTAGAAGTTATTTCAAAAGGAGCTGCAGGTTCTTGGCAAATGCAAAATAGGGCAGAAACTATGTCTAAAGGCGAATTTGACTTTGGTTTTGCAATAGAACTAATGCATAAAGATTTACAGATTTGTATAGATGAATCTAAAAAAAATAATGCAAATTTACCAATAACAAAGACTATAGATGATTTTTATAAAAAGTTAATTGATAAGGGTTATAATAGAAATGATACGTCTTCTTTAATAAAGTTATTATAATTTTTTTATATTTTTCCAGATTTTTTCTTTTATTTTTGAATTGCTATGAGTAAATTTTTCTTTATTTTCAAATTGTTGTAGCATTAATTTAAACCTTGATATAAATTTTTTATTAGCATTTAATAAGGCTATTTCTGGGTTTATATTTAGATGCCTAGATAAGCTTACAACTGAAAAAAGTAAATCTCCTATTTCTTCTTCGATTTTTATTGGGTCACTATTAATATTTTCTTTTTCCTCTATTACTTCATTTAATTCCTCTTTTACTTTATTGACTGGGCCTTTATAATTGTCCCAATCAAATTTCAAATCTTTACTTATTAGCGTTATATCTAATGCTTCAAGCAAGGCAGGTTGTGAAGTTTTTAGGTTTTGGAAGGGGTTTTCTCTATTATTTGATTTACCTTCTTCTATTTTGATTCTTTTCCATTGAGCCTTAAGCTCTTTATCAGACAATTTTTGTTTTGTTTCAAATATATGTGGATGTCTTCTAATTAATTTATTTTCTAATTCATCGACTACATCTTGAAAGTTAAATACTTTATTTTCTTCTTCTATTATTGAATGCAGTAGTATTTGTAATAATAAATCACCTAACTCTTCCTTAATTTCAGTGCTGCCTTTATTTTTTATTGCATCTATTACTTCGTATGTTTCTTCTAGTAAGTATGGAAGGAGAGTTAGGTGTGTCTGTGTTGCATCCCAAGGACATCCTTTGCTTGGATCTCTTAATTTTTTTATTATATCTTCTACTTTTTTAATTTTAGTCATTTTATATCCTAGGCGCATAATGTATATTACAGGCAAAATATATTGGACCAAACAGCATCTCGTAAGCTGTATAATAAGGAAGTTCAGGTAGATTATACTAAGATACCTAGGGTATTAGCCCTGGCTAAAGTGTTAGGTGAGGCTACCATTTTTTCTTTATTTTTAGCAAGTGTTTATCTTTTTATGTATGCAATAGGAGGGATGTCCTATGCCTAAACTTACAAAAGAAAACATCATTGGTGGTTCAGAAATTCCTACAATAGTTTTAAAAGGTAGTAGGTTTTCAACACCTAATGAAATCATGCATAAAAAACTAGCTGCTAAATCAGGGCAAGTTTATGAGCAAGACATTATATCGCAACAAGCTTTAGATCGAGGAAACTTTTTAGAGCCTGGCATATTAGAATGGGCTTCTGATTATTTAGACAATCAATGTATAGGGAAGACATCGGTAGATTTACAAATTCCAAACAAAGCCTATCTACATGATACCTCTCGATTAGGTGTTAGCTTAGATGGTTTAATTACTATCAGAGGAGGGGAGTTACAAATTGACAACCCATTTAAAGGCCTGGAAGGTCAAGACAATCAAGTAACCTTATATGGAACTGGTCTCCATTAGAAGCTAAGACGGATGCTTATGATGATGGGCCTCCTCATCAAGAGAACGTAATCCAACTTCAAGCTCAAATGATGTGTGTTAAAGCAGATTGGGGAGTGATTGCTAAACTTGGTCCTAAAATGCGCTTAGGTATTTATCCTTATTTTCGTAATGATGAGCTTTGTCAAATGATACTAGAAGCAACGGATGATTTCTGGCGCAGGTGTGATGCTGAATCTCCTATCTATTATCCAGAGTTAGTAAAAGAAAAAACTGGGGAAAAGAATGTAGAAGTAGTGGATGGTATTAATACAGATATAGAGCAATTAGCAAAAGATTATTTAGCTTGCAAAGATGCTAGTAATCAACAAAGCAGCGCAAAGACTGAAGTACGAGATGCACTTGAGTTATACCTAGCGTCTTTAGATCCAGAAGATAAACATACTATTCATGCTACGACTGGTGATTACAAAATTACATGGCAAAAAGTATTAAAAAAAGCCCAGCCAGAAAAGTTAGTACCAGCTAAACCAGAATCTTATCATAGAAAATTAATAATAACTAAAGGGGATAACTAATGAGCGCACTTCAAAAATTAGAACAAGTCTTAGTTAAAGGGGATCTTGCTGTATTAAATGAAGCAGAAAGAATTGAGTATTATAAAAAAGTTTGTGAAAGTACAGGCTTAAATCCTTTTACAAAACCTTTTGATTATATAGTGCTTAACCGAAAGATGGTTCTTTATGCCTCTAAAGGATGTTCAGATCAGCTTAGAAAAGTTCATAAAGTTGATATAAAGGTTACAGATAAATCTATGGAAGATGGTATTTTTTATGTAACTGTAGAAGCTACCGATAGCACAGGTCGTACCGATACGGATATGGGAGCTGTTTCTATAGGAGGTTTAAAAGGTGAGGCTAAAGCTAACGCTATGATGAAAACTATTACTAAAGCTAAACGTAGAGTTACCTTATCTATTTGCGGATTGGGGATGTTAGATGAAACTGAAGTAGCAACAATTCCAGGAGCTAAACCAATTAAAGCAGCAACACCTAGCCAAATAGTTGAAACTTTAAATAAAGATAATCCTGTTACGTTTGTATTAAATTTTTCAGATGGCAAAGTAGAAGAATGTGAAAATAAAGAAAAGTATTTTGAAAGGTATACAGAAATTCAATTAGCAATTTATAAATCTTCTTTAGATTATACCCAGAAATTACAACGTATGAAAAACTTTGAAGATAGAAACATACTTAACATTCAATCTTTAGATGTAGAAATAGCGACAGAAGTTGTCGACAAAGTAAAGAAATGGTCTACAGAATTAATAGGAGAATACAATGAATAAAATCCCATTAACCCCTAGACAAAAAGATGTTTATGATTTTGTATCTTCATTTTATGAACGCTATAAGTATATGCCTACAGTAAAAGAAATTATGGAAGGTAAAATAGATAATAAGCAAGTTCTTGAAAGCCGAGGAAATGGCCCAGTAGGTCAAGCTCTAAAAAGAATAGAAGAGAGGGGCTGGATAGAAAGACCAGAAGGCGGTAGAGCTAGAGCTATTAGATTAATATGACCCCATGTTACCGCTGTCCATCCATACCGCTAGTTTTTCTACACGCTGGGAAAGCTGGCGGTAATATAAACTGTCCCGCATTTCATGTGATGCCTCTGAAAAAGATCCAGCATGAACCGCTCTTTTAAATTTTACAAATTTATTGAATCTTGTAAGGCCTAAATTAAATAGCATACTTAAAATTACAATCTTCCTGACATCATTAAGGTTTGCATAAAATGGAAAATTGCTTGCTTCTTCAATGACACGCTTTATATCATTCTTTAAAAGCACTTGTATTTCATCCTCGCTTAATCCGAAATTCTGGATATCTCTACCAATCGCTATCGTAATATTTCCTTCTACAGTTGTGCCAGGCTTAATGCTTTCTCCTGTTGCATCATCATAGCACAAGGTGCGCTTACCCTCGTCTGCTGTAAGTATCTCAGCAAGTTTATCTATCATTATATCCATGACTCTTTCTTCCCTCCGTAGTACGGTTTTGCTAATCCCGCTTTAATTAATTCTTCACATATATTGACGTTATCTTTTGTCCATATAGAACCTAAAACCCTCCCGTATTTACCTGTAGAATCTAGCTTTTCCGTTCTTATGATAAATTAACTTGGTTTTACTGGGTAGGAGTTTAAATAATTTTTCAGGTATAATAGTTATAGCAAGATAATTTTATTGACGTTCATGCGCTGAACATACTATATTGTTCATAACGTGAACAATAAATTGTATTTATATATGAATAATAAAAATATTAGTAGAGATAATGATTTGACTCTTAGTGTCTTATCTGCAGTTGCAGAGGATAATAAGACAACACAAAGGTCTTTATCAGCCGAATTGGGTATTGCATTAGGTTTAACAAATGCTTATTTGAAAAGAGCAGTTGATAAAGGTTTGGTAAAAATT